AAATTCCTAAATTCCTAAATTCCTAATTTCCTAAGTTCCTAATTTCCTAAATTCCTAAGTTCCTAAATTCCTAATTTCCTAAATTCCTAAATTAGGAAATTCCTAAGTTCCTAAATTAGGAAATTCCTAAGTTCCTAACTTCCTAAATTCCAATTAATCTGTCATTTTGCGAAAAAAATGCAACAAAGTTAAATAATTGAAAGTTCCTAATTTCCAATTATTTGTACATTTCCAAATAAAAATACTAGAAGTTAATAAAATTGTAAGTTTGGAAATTCCTAATTTTGAAAATGATAAATCTGTTCAATTAAAAATTGAAAATGTAGAATTATTCCTAAATTTGTAGTTTCCAAATATTTATCAATCTCTATAAATTTAAAATATACAATATTAAAAGATTTTATATTAGTTGGATTTGTCTCACAAAAGTGAGAGATTTTTTGTTTTTTTCACGGCAAAAATGGCGTTGGAATATAATAAATAGACTATAATATAGAGTGGTTTGTTTCAGCGGTTTGAAATTTAAAATTCAAAATGTTGCAGCAACCATGAAAAAAAGTCTTAGTTGTTTGCAGTTTTGGCGAAAAAAATTGGAAGTTTAGAAAGAAAAGTTTAAATGCTCGCAAGCCACAATGTATAATAGTTAGTGGACAGTATGCTTGCTTTTTTATAAAAAAATGTAAGTATATATTAGTAGATTATAATATAGTAAAATATAGCTATATTATAAGATATAATATTATATATTATATTATATATTGATAGAGTTTTTTACGCTTTTTTACCGTTCACAAACAATTTGTTTCATGTTTTGTAGATTTTATTGTCGCTAATTTTTTTACTTTCGGCCTAACCGATATTCAATTTTTTTACTTTCAGTCTAACCGATATTCAATTTATTCACTTTAGAAAAAAGTTGACAATAAATAATGTGCACAATTTTTAATATTTATAAAAAGTTGCGTAGTTGAGTGACGAGAGTAAAGATAGAAAGATTTAAATATTTGTTTGACAGAATAGATAATTGGGGGAAAAAGAATGCAAAAAGAAGTTCAATTTGAAGTCAGATTTAAATTAGAAGATAACGAAATAGAAAGACTTAAAGAAATAATAGATGAGATGCAGGATATTTTGGCAGAGAAACAATACAATTCAATTAAATTAGAAGAACTGGAAGAAAAATTAGAAAAAATAGAAGAAGAAAGTGAAGAACACAAAGAAATACAAGGAGAAATTAAGCAAATGGAAGAAGAGGAAGAAAGATTAGATCAGCAATTAGAAAAGCTAGAAAAGGAGTTCAAGGAAATATTGGGGATTAGTTACGAGATGACGGTGCTCTATGGACATAATGACGGCTTGATAAGGTACTTCCCCTCACTGATTGTGAGTGATGTTGATGCTCATAGATTTTGGATAGACATCAGCCCTAAAGTTTCTATACATTTTTATCTAAGTGATGAAGAATGGCGACAATAATTATAGATTTTGAGATTTGGGGTGAGGAAAAGTGGTAACAATATTCATAAACCGAAATACCCTCTGCAATCTTCTACTAAACCAAGAAGAAAGTCGATTAATTATGGAACTACTAGAGCTACCAAAACTAAGAGAAGTTATAGAGGGCGATGAGGTGTATGTAGAAAGAGGAATAAATCAACAAGAAATGGAGTACGTAAAAACAGCAATAGGCAACCGTATAATATATCCAGTAACTATAACGCCAGAAACCCTAAAGGGATTGAAAGTGTTGTCGAATTTAACTTTGATCTTAGTTGTAATACAAGAAACACAAGTAGAAAACCAGAAAATTACATTCTATGAGCCTAAATATTACTTAATCACCTTAAGCTTTGCGTAAGGTAACGTTTTTTTAAATAAAAAAACTTTCCAGGTTGATGGAAATGAAAGTCAAGCTAGTTTCTTATACTAGAGACGGAGAGAGAGTTATAGCAATTGCGGCAAAAATGAGTAGGTCGAGAAAAGGGTGGGAGTATCACGAACAAACTATGAGTGATGAAGAAATAGAGGAGTGGATAAGGGACGCAATAATCCACGGATATTGGTCTGTGCTTGAACACTCAGTTTACACTTTCTCGATTGAAGGTATTTCAAGAGTAGCGTCTCATCAACTGGTGAGGCATAGAATCGCCTCATACACTCAAATGAGCCATCGCTTTGCAAAGCCAGTTGATGAATACTACCAACCCGTTATACCACCCTCTACTAAGAATCGGGCTGGACAAACAGTAGAGAAGGCATATAAAGAAGCGTACAACTACTACTATGAGTTGTTAAAGGCTGGTGTTCCTGAAGAAGATGCTCGTTATGTTTTGCCTAATGGTGTTAATACAAACGTCGTCGTGACCATGAATGCGAGAGAGTTATACAACTTCTTCGCTTTGCGTTTGTGTTCAAGGGCACAGTGGGAAATACGTCAAATAGCGTGGAAGATGTTAGAAGAGGTGCAAAAAGTTCATCCGCGCCTCTTTAAGTTTGCTGGGCCTAATTGCATTATTCACGAGAACTTCATCCGTGATTCACCTATAACTCTTGACGAGATAAGTGAGAAGACGGAGTTTATATCAAGGCGTTGTATAGAAGGAGTCCCGAAAGAAGGGATTTATAAATGCATACAAAATTCAAAAATGGATGTAAATCAAGATAGAAAGATTTAAAATTGACAGAGAAAGCATTATTACTTCTAGATAAGTCAAAATAAAAAAAAATTAAATCTTTTTTTAGAATTCTTCTTCTACGTTTCTCTTTTTTCTTTCTACTTGTTGTCTTGTTTCTTCCTCTTCAGTCTCTTGTTCTATCTCTATCTCATTGTTATTATTTCTTGTATTTGTTATACTAAATCTGACATATTTATTTAGATAATTACTATATTTCTCTAAAAAGTTTGCAATTGCTAGAAGACTTTGTGCATCATCTGCGGTTATGCCGATTTGTTTTTTGTAATTATTTCTTCGATGGATTGTCATCGAAAATCTTACTTGCGACCCATTCGGAACTGCATTTATTTGTAAAACTATTGAGTCGGCATTTTTTATTTTTAATATTTTGCTTGCAGGTTTATTATTTCGAAGAGCTTGTTCTCTCAAGTCTGAAAAAATTTGTTCTAATAAACTACTTTTTTGTTTTTCTTCTGTCACTTCTTTCCGCCTCAAAATCAATCATGAAAGAATACATATTTAAATATTTCAATCTTTAAGCTATGTATATTATTAACTACTAAATAAACAACTACAAATATACAAAAATAGAAATATAAAAAAAATATTATATAACTTAACTACTTATTTGTTTTCGCAAAATATATCGAATTAAGTCGGCAATTTTGATATTATTCTTTTGTGTGTATTCTTTTAATTTTTCGTATATTTGCAAATCTAAATCAAGATTGCAAATAGTGTCATAAAGATCGTCGTATACCATTTGCATTCTCAATTGTTCTATCTTTTTCTTGTCGACATTCTCTTTTTCAAGAATTTCTTTTAATTGTTCGATAATTTTTTCTTTATTTCGATAAAAAAACTCTTTTTCTTCTTTTTTCAATCTTATTGTTGTTTTCTTTTTGAATTTCATTGAAGTTTATGTATATGTTTTTATAGTTTTAAATTTATAAATGTAGATTGACGTATTACAATCTTGTTTTCTTTATATATGTATTCATATTGACTATCGTTATGGCATTTCCCGACTACCGTCAATTTGACTATGTTTATTTTATCACAATTGAAAAAAATAATACTAGGCAAGTTTTCAAGAGACTTAACGTTATTTTGCGTGATTTTGACAGAAATTGTAAAATTCGTAGTGTTTATAATGAGAAAAAAGATCATTACCACATCTTATTTTTTACAAACAAAAGACTAGATTACAAAAAATTGCATGAAAAAATGAAAATGCCACATTCAATAAATATTGAAATTGTTAACAAAACAAAAGAAGATATAGAAAAAATAAAAAAATATATGACTTTAAATAAATTAGGATTTTGAATTCTCTTCGATGTATTTTTTCATGCATTCTTCTAAAATTCTATTTATTCTTTCATTCTTTCTTGCAGCAACTGCTTTAAATTCTAAATAAAGTTTTTTGTCTACTTTATTTGAAATTATTATTAGTTCTTCATTTTTTTGGCTCATATGATTTTTTAGCAAAGCGAATACATATTTAAATATTTCATTCTTTCTCACGTTTTTACGTACAATTTTTAAACGTATTCAGCAGACGATTTTTCTATGTCAGGCGAAAATAGTTATTCGTATCGTTCAATTTTAAGTCAACATCAGTTTTTTTATAATCCGCGTGACGAATCTAGATTTTTAAATTTAGTAGTCGGAGAAAAACAAATATCTGACGAGAAGAAAAATAAAATTCTAAAAGCAATAAAGTTAGGTCAAGATTCACAATATTTTCAAGCATATCAAGCATTTGAAAATGAAATAAAGTTTATTTCAAAAATTACTAATTTTAAAGTAAAAGATGATAGTGTTGTTGCGAAATTTCAAAATGGCTTTTCTGGTTCATTTGATCCACATTTAATTGCAAACAATCCAGATGATTTCTACAATTTGATATCTTCTCTTATGTTTGTTAAAATCAGAAAATCAGATTTAGGTTGGGAAATTGTAGATATTTACAGTGTTGAACCGCCAAATAATTATGAAATTGCGAAAGAATTACTAGAAAAAGCTGATGCGGAACATCAAACATGGGCCTTACTTCTTGATGCGTTTGGCTATGATTCTCCTAAATTCGAAATTAATGACATTTTCATGTTTCTACCTAGACTCTTTCCGCTTTTTAAATCGCCAGTAACAAAAAGAAGAGTGAATTATATTGAAATTTCCAATAGGGGAACTGGAAAAACTACAACTTTTATGTTGTTACAAGAAATTTTCAATTTCAGATATTATACCGAGCCACCAAGTTATGCAAATTTGATATATGATGCTAGAAATAATATGATGGGGGCAGTTTTTCTCAGTAAAGGCTTGATATTTGACGAAATTCAAACATGGAAAGATAGTATTTCTAGAAATAACTTAATGGCAATAAATTCCAGTTTATCAACAGGAATTGAAAATTGTATTTGGACTAGAGGAGCAGGGACAGAATCAAAATCTACAACGATTCATAATTGTATTCCAATAATTTACGCAGGAAATCCATATTCGTTAGTTCTAGATAGATATGCTAGTCCCGACGTAGAAGAGTATCTTGCGAAATATGAAGTATTTACATCGGCAATTCTAGATAGAATTCATATTATACAGTTAGCAATAAAGAAAACATATGATAAGATCATATCTGGCAAAGTTGTGTTTCCTTCAATTTTGAAAGCATTAGTTGAATTAATTCAACAAAAAATTGATAAACAATCAAAATATGCAGATTGTACAAATTTGGAATCTAGAAGTCATGAACAAAGTATAGATCTTCAATTAATTTTCCAAGGACTAGATATTTCATTAGGCGATATTGAGAATCAAAAAGATGAAATTTGTGAAAAAATTACAAATTTCATGAGATATAATGGACTTGGGGTTGACAGACAATGAAATATGTCGATATAATTAAGGCAAGTTTTGATAGACAATTGCCGAAAGACACTTTGTTTCCGTCAGAGTTCGGTATTTGCGTTAGAAGATCATATTTTGAGAGAACTGAAGTTTTTCAGAAGATTAATGTCAGTGAAGCTATGGAAACTGGTGTAGTTTATCATGAGGCCATAGAACAAAAACTTAGAGATGAATTAAAATGTGAAACAGAGAAAGAAATTCAAGGCGAATTAAATGGTATAAAAATAAGCGGTAGAATTGACGCAATTTGCGGAAATGATTTACTAGAAATTAAAACTGTATCTATTTTTGTAAATATTCCAAAAAGTTATCATATAGATCAAGCTACGGTATACTGGCTTTTAACGAACAAGCAATATAATATCTATCTAATTTACATCAAAAGAAATGATTTACAAATTAGAGAAATAATGTTAGATAAATCAGTCTTAGAGGCACATATTCCAAATATTATGAAGTTTATTGATGATTACAAAAAACTGATAGAAACAGGAGATTACAGACAAGTAAAAATGGCTGATAGTACCTTTTGTAAAAATTGTTATTTTACGAAAAAATGTTATGCTTATTGGTAACTACATTCCGCAATTATTTTTATTTTATTTCTTGAGATTACATATCGAATATGTATTTTTTTCGGGTCATAAAACGTCTTTAGAATATATCTATATATTTGGTCTGCATATTTTTCCATTGTTGCTTCTCGTGAAAAAAATTGAATTTGTATCATTGAGTACGTTTCAAAATCATCAATGTAAATATTGATATCATTTGTGATATATCTCTTTTCCACCCAATTTTTTAATTGCAATAAAAATGTTTTACATCTAATAATATTCAAGTTGTCAATCTGAGACATAATTCAATATTTTTGCAATACAATATTAAGCATTTTTACATATACTATATATTATAGTATATAATCTTCACAATCATTGGCGAAATTTAAAATATGTATTCTTCGATTATTCGATTATGGTTCTAAGTCATCAAACGATAAAAAAATTCGTAAAACAGAGAAAAATAATAATAAACCCATTTTTTGATGATACTGTGAGAGAAAATGGAATTGATTTAAGACTTGGCAATGAAATTCTAAGATTTAAGCAAAAATTAAATATCAAGAGTATTGATAATTTACAAAATCTCTATGAAAAAGAAAGCGGTGAACATTTCGTGATATATCCAAATGAGCACGTTTTATTAACTACGCTAGAATATATAAAGTTGCCAAGCGATATAATGGCATTTGTTAACTTAAGGTCAACTTTTGCAAGATTAGGAATGATGATACCGCCAACAATAGTGGATGCTGGATTTGAAGGACAGTTGACAATAGAGTTGATTAATGGGCCAGTACCATTTTTGCTAGATGTTGGAACTAGATTTTTACATCTCGTATTTGAAAAATTGGATGAACCAACCCAAGTTCCATATCAAGGAAAATATCAATATCAAGTAGGGGTGACGGGTGTAAAATGATAGAATTAACACCAAGACAACTAGAAATTTTGAATTATGTTAAGAAAAACCAGCCAATTGAAATCAAGGATATTGCATTGCATTTTAAAATACATTATAAGACTGCTAAGAGTTACATTGTTACATTGAAAAGATTTGGATTTCTGGAAATAGATCAAGACGGCCAAGTTTTTACAAAAAATGTAGATACTAGATGTGAATATATTATTGCGGAATTAAAGAAACAAATTGAAAAGTTGCAAGATGAAAATACCGCGTTAAAGAAAAAATTTCACGTAGTTTAGATATTTGTTTTTTCTCTTTTTCAACCGAAACGCTTATAACTGTATTTTTTCCATTCTGCAATTATGCAGAGGAAATCTTCAGGATTTGTTAAAAATTTAAGTTCATTAGATATTTTTTCACTAATTTTTTGTTTTTAGGACCATTACCTTCATTTGCTTACGCATTATTTTTATCACTTTTCATGCCAGGAACAAATTTGATTCTTGGCGTTATTGTTGGCGGACTATTAACTTTGCCACTTCTCTTTAATTATTATTATGTATCTAGAAAATTACCAAAATTTGCTGGAAATTATGTATATATTTCGAGACAACTTGGGGGATTCTTCGGAGTTCTATTCGCAATGTCTCAGATTGTCACTCTTGGAATATCTCAAGCTGTCCTTGCAAATTTAGAAACTGATTTAGTAATTGAGCCGATATTGAAACTATTTGACTTACATATATCATTTATATTAATTATAAGTATTATAGTGCTAGGGTTTGGCTATCTACTCTCTCTATCGAGAAGAAGCGTACAAATCATGATGGCCCTTCAATTAGCCGGTACAATCGCGACTATATTTGCAATTTTTCAGATGAAACCTAGCGTAAATATAATAACTAATAGCTTTTCGTTATCAAATACTATAGCTTTTGCTATCATACTTATGCTTACTCTTTATTTATTTATTGATGCCCCAATTTATTACGGTAGCGAAATAAGAAATTCAAATAAGGCGTTTAAGGTTGGATATTTTGGAAGCTTTTTAGCAACAATTTTAATATTAATAATTATTAGTTTAGCCGGAGAATTACCTGCAAATTTAGTCACATTTTATACTAATAATATAATAATATTATATGTTATAATATTAGGAGCTTTAACTTGGTATATTGGATATTTGATTGTAAACATTAGAAATTCGTCAAGGTTGATATTTGCATTAGCATTTGACAATATTTTACCTGAAAGATTTACAAAATTAAAGAAAAACGTACCAGTTTATGCATATGGCTTATTATTTTTAATTGCAATGGCATTTTTGCTAATTGAAAATTATCTAAATCTCTCACTGAGTTTTGTGTTGGACGGTGTGTTATTCTTGATATGGAATTACATGTTATTTGCATTAAGTTCAATTTTTGGTAAAGAGAAAGATAAAAAAATAAGAATTACGGCAATTCTTACAATGATTAGTTTAATCTTTACTTTTATATATTCAATTTATGTACTTAGTTTGCCCAAAGTTGGAGAAATTTTAACATCAGGAAATATCTTTTTCGATATTTTTGTTGTCATAATACCACCAATATTAGCAATAATAATATACATAATTTCAAAATTGAGAAATAGAAAGAAGGGTATAGATTTAAACATTATATTTAGGGAAATTCCTCCAGATTAGATTGTTTTTTGAAATTATTTTTTATTCTTTCCCAGATTTCGTCATCTGAAAGCTTTCGAATCTCTTGATAAAGATAATATCTTTTGTTGTCTTTCCGTGGGTCAATCTTAGTAAGTAACCACATGTTCGCTAACATTAAGTCGAGATTGTCGTAGAAATTTAATTTTCGTTTAAATGGAGCATCAAGAAGTAAAAATATAATTTTTTCGTAATTTTGTCTAAACTTATCATCATAAATTGAAATATCTTTGCCATCTGGTAGCAAAATTCGACGTTCCGACATCAGATGAATGTGGGTAGAAGTATCACATTGTGTGACATATTCACAGAAAAAGACATTTCTTGCGCCTGGTACGCCAAATAAATGTAACCAAGTTGTATGCCGTCGTACATATTCTAGCACATAAACCGCATCATCTAGCATTTTCTTTTTTGAAGATGCAACAAATCCACCAAATGCAATTTTTTGAGTATATTGTTTATAAAAATCAAGGGCCTCGTCAACTTCTCTTTTTGGATAAATATGAACAACTGGAATTACTTCAGTCTCAAGAGAAGTATATAATTTCTCAAAAAATTCAAAATTTCTTCTATCTAGTGGAGAAAATACGCTAGGATAATCTAGAGAGAAGAAAGCAATTGGATTAGTATTTTGCTCAATAAATTTATATTTTTCTAGAACATCTTCCAATGTTAACTTTATCTTACCAGATGAAATTTGAAATCCGCCGGAATCTACATAAAATTTTTTATATTGTAAATATTTGGGATATTTTTTTGTAAAATTTAATTGGTTAACTAAATATATAAAGCCATAATTATTTTCAAGCCGATGGTCAAATTCAAAGATTATATTTCGCATAAGTTAAAATACAACAAAAATACAAATTTATATTATTCGTCTACGTTGAAAAAATATATAGTTTGAGATAGAAATATAAAATGAAGTAAGATGGCGAAAGGAAGAACCCCAAGGTCATTCACACAAAGATATGCAAAATGGAACGCTAAATTTACTGCATTTTCAAATCCAACCGTTGCTTCTACTATTTTGTCAAATGTTGCTGCAATAGCACAGCAAAACTTCCAAACTAACGTTCCTAAATTTTCTAGCGTTAATGAACAGGTATCAGCGGTATTAACTGAGTTAGGCGTGACAGGGCCTAACAGGGCAATTTATCAAGGTTACGCGTTAAAAGTTGCCAGAGCACTTAATAGGCTAGGTGGTGGACAGGCTCTAGTAAATATGATTAACGGTTTGAAAGCATATTATATTTCAGCATTTAATGCAAATCCATCAGTATTAGATGCAGTAACAAATATAATAACTGGAAGTCCATACGGATATGTAAGCTAAGCATATTACTAAAAAGCTATTTTCTTTTTTATTTTTTCTATTTCTTGTGTTTCTAGTTTATCCTTATCTTGTCCATCTTATCCCATCTTTCAAGATAGAAAGCTTTAAATACTTAAAGATAGATATATATATTGATGATAGAATGAGAAACTCTAGATGTGTAAAAGCAGGAAGATATATATTCTGTGTTCTGTCATATTACGAATATAATAATATAATCGAAAAATTCAATGACTTGGAATTAAGAATTGACGAAAAAGAAAAAAGATACGCAATTTTTCTTAAAGGGCAACTAGTTATGCAATCTTTTAATGAGAAATCTACAAAAGAATATTTTGAGTTTTTAAAACGTGTTGAATATTCTAAATTAAGTTAATTTATTTTTTTATGCTTAATTTTTCTCATTTTTCATATATTATTTCTACTATATTCTTATCTTGTTGTCTTTTCTATCTTGTCTTCTTATGTTTTTTCACAATATTTACCCCCCAGTTAATCGAAAAAAATTCAAACTTTTTTTCACGTGTTTTCTCTCTCTCGAGATATTTTTTTAACTTTTTCTCTTGAAAAATGTAACGTCTTATTTAAAAGAGAAATATATAAAGCTTTCCAGATATCTTTTTAAACTCTTATCTTACTAAAAAGATTTCTTTTCCCTCTTGGCTTTACGCTAATTAACGTCGTTATAACATTTATATATTAAAAAATTTTATGACAAAAGATATAGCCCAACTGAGACAACTATTTTAATGTAGTCAAATTCAATTTTGCATATGAAAACGATAATTTTAACTATGAAATATTCTTCTATCAAAAATGTAGCAGAAGATATTGCATCAGTTTTGAGAAATAATAACGAAATTGTACATATTTACACTGACCCATGGAATTTACCACAGGCAGATAAATTAATTGTATTTGTTCCATTTAATCCGCCGTTACTAAATAATTATTTAATGACTTATTATTATTTTAAAGGCGAGAAATATTTCTATACTACCGTTGATGGTGTGCCAAATCTGAATGCATTAAATCAATATTTAGCAAAAGAAATTACATATATTCCAAACTCTAAACATTCGGCTAGAAATTTACAAGATGCAGGATTGAACGTCGACTTGCCAGTTTTTCACGGTGTTAATTTTGAAAAAGTGAAAAAAGCAGAAGCTTTAGTTCCTCAATTAAAAAACAAATTGGCAAAAGATTTTCCAAATTCGACAAAATTTGGTGTTGTAAGTGGAACGACAAAGAGAAAAAATATAGATCTTCTACTTCAAGCTTTCAATATATTAAATACAAAATATCCAGAAGAAGCAAAAAATATTCATTTCTTTGTAATTTCTCACGAAGATTTTTTGAAAAATGAAGTACCGCAGAATGTTCATTTTGTCTCAAAATTTGGCTATCAAAGTCACGAAGAAATTTTTGCATTTTATAGAGCTATGGACTATATGATTGTACCGTCAGGTTGTGAAGGATTCGGTTTGCCAGTGTTAGAATCAATGGCCGTTGGAACTCCAGTCATTCACCAATTGATACCGCCATTCGACGAATTTACCAGTTGGCAATATAATTTTCTAATTAAGCATGAAAAAATTGAAGAATATTATGCAAAAGAGCATGCTCAAAAATGGAAAATTTATAGATTTAATCCTGAAGATTTGGTTATTGCGATCTTGATGGCAAAAAATTCACAAGATAGAGAAGAAAGAAGTGAAAAATTACGTGAAATTGCAAAAGCATACGATATTAATTTATTATATAAAAGATTTATTGAGTGAGAATATGGAAATTTGTGAAGTTTTAGAAAAAATTACAGATGATAAATGTTACGATAGTCTTGAAGCTGAGGCAGAAAATGATGATATATTTATTCCAGTTTACATCTTTAAAATTAAATATTTATACAAATTTGAAATTGACAATTCTAGTGTATTAATTCATTTCTCTTCTACGAGACACGATATAGAAATTGAATATATTTATAAAGATGTTATAAAAATTATAATTGATGGAGAAGAGTATCGATGTGAAAAAGAATGTATGTTTGATATAAGTTTTTCAGGTGATACAATAGAATTAAGATTATATGATTGTGTAGATAGTATATAAAAAAGTATACGCTTATTTTATTTTTGAATTTAATTCTTTTATTTTCTCTTCTATATTATCAATTCTTTTATTTGTATCCTGAAGTTGCATTCTCAAATTTGTTAATTCCTTTTGAACTATTTCCTCGATTGCATTCTTAAGTGATTGTTTGATTTTCAGATAGATTTGAATAATTGAAAATATTATTGTTAAACTTGTTGATAAAATTGTTAAAATAAGAACAATATTAAAGTCCGTCATGGATCGGCCCCACCTCCTTCTCTTCTTCTTGTTGTTCTGTTTCTTGTTCCGGTTCACTTTTTTCAATTGGAGTTGTTGGATATACAATTCTAAAATCTTCAATATAGATCTGATATGTTTTTGAATCTTTGTTTAAGATAAATTGAAAATAGAAAGAGAATCCTGGTATATATGCCTCACAAAGCATTGGGAAATCTTGAACTTTTACAATTAAAATTGAGTTTGACAAATATCGTGATAAGCCATAAATTTGGCCCATGCTTTCAAGCTCTTTTATCTTGTCAACTAAAAGTCTAACAGGACCAAATACATTTTCGAAAGGATCCACTTTGCTCATATGTATTTTTTTTCAATATTAAAATAAAAATGTACAATGTAAATAACATATATACATTATATAAATTATAAGTATTATGCAAAACTGATTAACGAGATACTACATTTTGGAAATTACTCTTATAGAAGATAGGTTTATAGTTTTGTAATTCAACAGATTTTATTGCCTTCTTTCTCTCGTTTTGAATTTTACCAAGGCCTTGTAAACTTTCACCTAATTGTTGCGCAAATTGTAAATCTTGTTGCGATATACCGTAAAAACTCCATTTTTGTTTCCAATAACTCAAAAATTGGTCATATGGTAACGTTCTTTTACCACTTGTATAACTATAATTTTGTTGATAATAATATCTAGCAAGCTCAATTATTGCTGAGCCTACTATTTTAGCATACCAAACGTTGCCATATTTTCTATTTAGTATTTTCATAATTCTATAAAACAACTCATAATTAGTAATATAGGTTTCGGCAAATATCGAATTCGCTATATTCGTTGAACCAGGTGTATTTCCAGTAAGATGTTGGAGAAATATTGAACCAAATACTGAGATTATTGCTCTATCAGTTGATAATATTGCTAAATCCGCATTTGAACTATTTAAATCTGGCATCAAAACAGCGAAATCTAGCGGTGTTACATCTAGAATTACGCCTAGAGCTTGCGCGAAATATTGTAAATAGAAATTATTTGCTAATTGTTGTTCATTTCCAATGGTCGTGGAGAATGCTGATCTATCTAACCATGCAACATCCAATGCTACTCCATTATCAATTATATTATTGATCAATGAAAGAAATGCTAATAGATATTTTGCGAGATCAGGCAATGAATTAAAATATTGCTGTGGAGTAATATTGTTTTTTTGGGCAAGTTGGTTGATAAAATTTCCAATTCCTGTATTTTTTATTAAATTTAATAAATTATTATCTACAGTTGGAATATTAGTTTTACCAATTCCTAGATTTTCAAGTGGAATATATTGAGATTGTATACGAAAAGTTCTCAATTGTTGTTCTAAAATTTTACAACCTTGGACATTTATTGGATTTGATAAAACTGGATTAAATAAAGACAATCCAAATTGTGTTTCATCAAATATTGCAGGTGTAAAAAGCGGTACACAATCTTTTACATAATTATCATATATTCTATTGAAAGTATTTATAGCATCCAACGTTGAGCTTGTTGGCTTTGTAATTGAAAGATTCAAAATTGAAGTATTATTAACTGTAGGATTAGTTTGTGAAACTATGAAATTATTCAATGCAGATAATAATTGTGAAATAAGTTGTGCATATGCGATACCGTAGTTCAGATTATATCCTGGTGGTACTGAAACATTTTCTAGAGAAGTCGGTAAAACGCTTTCAACTCCCGCATTAAACATTTGCGAAAAAGCTGGAAAATTTTTGCTATAATGAACTTTTCTATATAATTTATATTTCATTTGTGCAATATTTCTACTTCCTTTTTTACCAGTCATAATAAAATATCGAATTATGTAAAAATAATCTTTTGTAAATATTTCTTTTTTTCTTTAAGCATAAAATTTAATAATGTAATTTTTTAGATTGTGACACAATGAGTCAAAATTGTAGAATTATAAGAATTGAAGAAATTGAAGAAATTAAGTTAGCAAGATCATTAATAAGAAAATATCATTCTCAAGGTTTAAATATTGGTGGCGGAGCCTCGTCAACACAACTTTATTATGCTTATGAATGTGAAGGGTACTGGACTGCTGTAGCTTGGCTTCACGATTCGAAGCCATTCCGATGGATTGCCCTCGAACATGGGATACCGTTAGATCGTTCACTTTTCATCAGGAGAATTACAAAAGTTGCTCCAGGTGATTATCTCGTAAACTTTCTATTATATTTACAACAAAAATTTAGAAATGATGGATTGGAAGTTCTATGGACCCTCGGTTTTCCTGATCATTCAAACGCGCTATATACTAAAGCAGGCTTTAAAGAAATTGGAAAAACTACAAGAACAAAACATCCAATATTTGTAGTGTATTTACAAAATAAGCCTAAGCAAGAAAAAGTTGAGGAAAATGAAGAATTTTAGAGCTTCAGGAAAATATTACGAATATAAAGCATTAGATTTTTTAAAACAAAATGGATTTTTTGCTTTACGTATTCCAGTTTCTGGTACAGGGAAACAACCATTACCAGATATTATTGCTGTTCGTGAAAATACAATCTATCCAATTGAAGTAAAATCAACATCAAAAAATAGAATAGTTATTGATGATTTCCAGATAAATAAACTATTTGAATTTTGTAAAATATTATCATTCTGTAATTGTAAGCCTGCAATTTTGGTTTTTTTCAAAAAGTATAAGAATGTAATCTTACAAGAAGTGTATCGGAATGAGCGAACAGAAATCTACTTCAAAAAGTGAGAAAAACAAGACAACCGAATTGACTGCAAAGCTTTATCTTGCGTTAGATGATCTTGCTTTTTCGCTTGCAACTGAAGAAAATGAAACAGTTAGACAAAGTGATATTTTTAAGAAAGCTGTAGAAGTTATAAAAATTGTTCGAGAAATGAGAAAAAATAGCGTCTCATCATGATATCTTTTTTCTCCATTTTTTTCATGATCAAGAAAAAACACATCTCTCATTATTTATATTATGAATAATACTTGAACAATTTCTTTACATTGTAGATATTTATTATCGTAATGTATATTTTTTGTTGATAAGCAATGAGCTTTCTACTCAATCTCGGTGACTTAGGAACATTTTTCAGTGACGAGCTTCTAAATTTAGAAAAAATTGTAAATTTTATTTCTACAGATTTTATTAATTTTGCAAACGCGGTAATTGATGATTTGGAAAATTCAATAAACATAATCTATCAACTATTATCGCAAACGGCTACATTTATTCAAAATGCTATAACTGATATTGTAAATAGCATTGAGTCTTTTGCTATTGGAATCTTACCGACGTTGGAAGGTATCGGAAAAACTATTGCAAATACATTTACAACGTTCCTGCCAGATTTGGAAAATTTTGCAGGATATGTCGTAAATTCGCTTTATGGCGTTGCAAAGGATATTGGAAATGTTTTTGCACAATTTACATATTCTCTCATCAATGATTTATTTACCGCATTGGCGAATGGTTTTCAATTTATTGGTCCTGCCTTGCCAAATATATTGAATTTGTTAACTCCTTTCATTTTGCCATTGATGATTGGCAGAGGCCTACCTACGATTGTAGAAAAAGTTTCAGATTTATTACCAGAATTTGAACTTGATTTATCACCTCTCGGATTCGGCATGAAATTGCCAATAAAATTTGGTCCAATTCTAGAAAAAATTAGTGAGGCAATAACAGATATTTTAAAAGATATAAATAATGAAGTCATCACGACAATAAAAGAAAGCCTAAAAGAGCCTTTCGTTTCTGATTTTAAAATTTCATTTAGAAAAATTTTTAATGAGATTGGTTTAGGCGATATTCCTTTCGCCGACCCGTCATTTGCAAATATCCAAAATTGGGTCGCGGCAAGATCATTTGAAGAGTTGAAAGATCATTTCGAGGAAACTTTACTTTTGACAGGCTTTCCGGCATGGTTTACCGATGCGTATTTACAACCGCCAGTTGATGATTATATTCCTAGAAATCCGCTATTCAAACCTGTTTCAATTCGTGACATCATTACCGCTGTTCAAGTTGGAATTTTGGATTCTTCTGCTTTATCTCAGTATGCGTATAATAATTTGATAACTCCAAAAACTGCCAAACTTATGTATCAAAATAGTAATATTCGACTTTTACAGAGAGCCGTAGAACAAGGCCTACGTCAATTTGTTGTAACGCCTGAAAAAGCATACCAAGAAATTATAAATAATTTAAATCTAGCTGGCAAAGATTTGTATCTAAAAGTTTTCAATCTAGAGTATGATTACGCAGTTCAGAGAATTGTGAGACAATTTCTTAGAAGTTTATTATCAAGAGCATTATCCAATTTCGGAAGGCCTTACATAGATATTTCCTATTTGGAAAAAACTGTACAAACTTTATTTAATGAATTAGGATATCCGAAAGAAGTCAAAACTATTTTCAATGTAATGATTGAACAATCACAATTAATTCAGAATAACCAACTACTATTTCAACAATTGGAAAAACAAGTCCAACTCGGAATATATGACAAGAAGACTATAGAAAATCTTCTGAAAGAAAATAATTTTAACGTCAGTCTCGCGACTACAATTTTACAATATGCATATAATTATTCTCTCGTTAATTCACAAATCAAGTTGTTACAATCACAACTTAGAAGTTTCCAAATTTCGGTAAAAGATGCAGAACGAGAATTGAAAAAACTTGGGTTAGCAAGCCCGATAATTGATAATATAATCTCTGAATATTATACTGAACAGATTACTAATATTCAGTTGAAATATTATGAGAGGTTAATACAAAAAGGATATATCAACACGCAAAAAGCCGAGCAAGAATTGAAAGCATTAGGAATCGATAAAAACTTCATCGATATTTTCATATCTCAAAATTCTAGATTGATTGACATCGAGTCGACAATTAAATATCTTGAATTTCTACTGAAGAATTTCTTTATTTCCGAAAGAGATTTCGAGCAAAAATTGAAAGCATTACATATTTCCGACGCATTGATTCAAGCATTAATAACTCAATATTTCCAAGAGCCATTTTTGCAATTACAATTAAAATACATTGAAGAGTTAGCATCACAACTTGCGATCTCGTCAGATCAAATGACCTCAGAATTGAAAAAATTAGGAATGACTTCAGAGATTGCGAACATTTATTCGAATCTCTATTACTACAGATATTATATTCCGAAATTGGCAAGTTACTATAGAAGTTTAGCATCACATGGAATATTGCAAACTTCGAAAGAAATTCCAGAAAATTTAGTAAAATTTGATATTCAATTAGCGTATCAAGAATATGTTTTGGCGACTGAATTAAGATATATTGAAGAAAATCTGAAAGATCTTACAATTTCACCAAAGGATGCAATATCACAATTGCAAAAGTTAGGATTATCTAGCGAAATTGCAAATTTATTGGTTAACATATATACACCTACTTTGTATAATATTCACACTCTAATTCAGAATATTGTTGATGGTAAGCTTTATAAAGTTGGAAAAGTTCCAGTTGACACTTCCGGAATTGCCAACGAACTTAAGAAATTGAATATTCCAGATAATCAAATAAATATTTTAATAGATCAATATGCGACAAGTTTCGCGTTGAGAATCTGGGAAAAATATCTACCTAGCTTAAGCGACATTACGAATGCAATTAGGTATAATTATCCAATTCATCAATTGGTAGAATTATCTTTCATTCCTGCGGAATTATTCAATCTTCATGCAAATCTTCAACAATACATTCTGGAAGGCCAAGAAGCTCATAGTCTAAAGACTGATTATATCAATTTGTTAACTTATGGCGTTCAAAATTCTCAGTTAGAACAATTATTTGTAAAATATGGAGTAACTTCAAACTTACTTCAATTATATAAATTAGAATCGCAAATTAGAAAACTTTTGACAATGTATCAGGAACTTTACATTACGCCATCAAAGGCATTAAGTATGTCTGAATATTTACCGAATCCTGATCAATTTATTCAAAAAGTCTTTACTGAGTATAACGTTCCTGTAGATTTACAAAATATATATTTGCAATACGCTAAAAACAAAAGACTATCGAGATATATTAGCGAGATAATTTCAACTATAAATCTACTATTTGAGAGAGGCAAAATTGATTTAAATACAGCATTAGGATATTTACAGCAATTTAAGCAATATGGTTTAACTGACGAAGAAATTAATTTAATTAAATTAAATTGGCAACTGAGGTCGATGTACAAATGAGTGTAATTATTCCAGCCGGTGTAGAAACTTGCGCAGGCGCATCAAACTCGGTTTGTTGTCCAAACACCTCATGGGTTTTCGCAACTTACAATTTAACACGAAAAGTTACAATAAAATTAGTATTTTCACAATCTGTAAATATCTCAGTTGTGCTTAGTAAATATCCATTTAATTTCGGTTATGGCGGTAATTTTTGTATTAACCAAGATTCACAAATTTACTACTATTCTGGCCAAACAATTGAATTTGATGTTGATTTATCACAATATTACATGTTGGTTGCGGTTGATGTTTCCAGTTATACGTTAACCGAATGTCTCACATATGTATCGCCAAATGGACAACCTCTTGAGCTTATAATTTATGTAAATGGGGTTCAACAAACTACAAAGCAATCTACGGTAACTATGAAGTCAAATTATGGCGAAACAACAGAGACTGGCTATTGTAGCGGTATAAATTTACAATCTATAACACCTAGTAATCAATGCTCAAATAATGTAGTTAGTCAACTTTACCTAGAACCTTCAGGGATTTTGGTTGCAATAATTACTTGCAATGGCGCAATATCACCAACTGTTTTCCAATATACTGTAAATTGTAGAAATTCGTTTGGTCAGTTTCTATCAGCTCCAACACCAGATAGTAAGATTCCATCAACACTTTGGAATGAAATTAGACAAGATTTAGCGTATGCTTATAATATATTCAAAGCTCTTAACCAATTAACTAAAAATCTAAATATAATAAATGATATTTATAGTACTTCATTTATATATTTGGCAGGAAACTATATCTCAAGCTTTTGTGAAACATTGTATAATCCATCATTTTACAATTTAATTCCAATTTCTCAAGCGTACACTGGCGAACTTCTTTATGCCAGTGACTTTAATACACTTGTGAAATTTTTAAGACAAGTTTCAAAAATTGCAAATATTAATTTGCCTTATAAAGTAAATGTAGTTCTACCGAATCAAGTAGTTGATTATCAAAGCTTTTTCAATATAGTTCAAAATATTAATTATCTAGTTAGTTTTGCAAATAATAATTTATTTAAATATAGTAATTTGGGCTATAACGCTGAAAACATTGGCCCAGGCGAAACAATTTTAAATCTTGTCATCTCATTTTTATCTCTAAATCTTAATATTTACAAAAATAGTTATATAAAGAATTTTGTAATTATGAATACAAACTTATATTTAAATCCGAGTATAACGCTGCATAGAAATGTTTCAATCAAAAATCTATATCTTAACGGACTATCAAACGCACCGAATGCCGGAACAATTACGCTACAATTAAACAATAATGCTTATATTGAAAATGCACTAATTGGAAATACACAATTACAATTAAATCTCAATGGTAATGCAGTAATTCAAAATTTGTATTTAACTGATGTTTCAGCAACAATTAATCTACAACCGCAAGCTATAATACAAAATCTCTACTGTTCCAATTCATCAGTTACAATTAATTTATATTCTCAATATCAAATTTTCAATAATCAATGTCCAAACGCGAATATATTTCTCGTGTCTCAAATTTTCAATAATCAACGTCCAAACGCGAATATATTTCTCGTGTCGTAACAATAAAGCATAATACATATAAATAATATTATGAATAATGCTTGAACAATTTCTTTACATTGTGTCTTTATTTATGTAGGGTGTATATTTTTACTTGAACATGCCAACTCCATATCCTGTAACTTTCAAAAAACCGCTTGAATATCTCAGTGTGCAAGATTGGAATAATTTTGTAAATAATTTACTTTTCATAAATCAATATGGCTCAGCTAAATTACTTCAATATTATCAAAATGACAATTTTCAAAATCTAAATGATGTATTCTCAAAAGTTTTATCGGTAGCAGAATTGAAAGTAAACGGTTTTAACGTATTACATAATCTCTCCGCGCCAGAAGCTTACACATTCCCTTACGTCTTTGAAACAATGATAAAAACAGCATATGTATTGAACCAATGGCAAAATTTACTAAATAAGCTTAATAGCGTCAAGTTTCAATTTCCTTACTTTAAAACTGTAAATTACAATTTTATATTTCAAAATGTTACATTACAGAAGAAGATATATCAACTAGTACCAAATATTGTAGCTAAAATAACATCCCCATCTTATATTGCCGGCACACAATTTATGTTTTCTGGCTCGCAAAATTTAAAACAAATAATTGATAATTATATAAATCCACTATATTATTCACAAGTTAGAGAAATATTGATACAAAATCTTGGTGGCAACCCAGTTCAAATTAACAATTCTTTATATTTAATGCCAGGAAAAATATTGAAAGTTACAATTTCTAATCCATCAGAATTAAATTTGTACGCACAAAGTCCTACACTATTATCGGCTTTAGTTTCATTTAGCGGTATTCCGGAAGTTCTATACGCTATTACGATAACAAATAATCAAAGCGATCCAACACCAACAAATTTCCAACAATTATTAAACTTAAATCTACAAGGTATTATCTCTTCATCTAGCCAACTTCTAAATTTACAATTTTGCCAAGATATAAATTGTAAGTCTCCGCTTTATGCATGGATTTCAGAATATTCATCAGATTTATCTTCAGTTTACATTTGGGTAAATTTGCCTTCTGGAATACCAGCAAATTCTTCAATTACAATCTATATGAAAGTTACAAAATCAATCCAATATCCTTATACTGGAATAAATGCATATTATAATTATCAATATGATAATGGCTCTTATGTTTTTGATGCATATATAAATGCTATGGGTAGCCAAATTGTCGCAAGCGGACAATTACAGATTTATTCAAATGTATATTCGACAATTCAATTTACCCCACAATCTGGAAGTACACCGGGCTATATATTAATGTTAAATGGTCAAGGCGGTTCATATACTGCAATTTATCTTAATTCTTCAAATGCAAATAATACAAATGAAGTTTTTGAAAGTGTAGAATATTATAATGGGGGTGCGGACGAACAAGCAATATTATTTTTAGGAAGTGCTAGTTTTTGTAACACTTATACACATGGTAATAATATTTTTTTCTCAAATGGTTACGCAGTTTCTTGGGACCCATATACTAGCCAATCATACATTTGGTCAGGTTGTAATATTGAAACAGCAGGTGGTGAAAACTTCACATCTTCAGGTTACAATTTCTATCAAGCTATTGTAACATCTTCAGAAATTATTTATAACGGTTCTCAAATTTCAACACCATTAATTGAATCACCACAAATTTCTCTTACACAAGAAGATACATGGTCTGCAACAATAAGTCCCGGCGGTTCCGCATTCGGTATAATGGATAGTAGTGGCGGTGTTTCACATACTGGTTATTTCTATTGGGCAAGAGCTAGAAAATTACCGCCGAATAATACAATGCCTTCCAATTCTCAACCAACGAAAATAATTATCTATGCGTGAAAAGCATTATACTTATAATTTATATAATGTATATGTTTTGTTTTTCTTGTGTATTTATTTCTAAGCATAATAGAAGAATAATATATGGCCATAACATATGCCTCGATTTCAAGTCTGTTAGCACAGCCATTTCAAAGACTAACGTCAGGAATGTGGAATACAGCATTACTTCTACTACTTCAGCTTTACGAAACTGGTGGAAATGCACTTACAAACATTCTACAAAATGGAAATCTCTATATTCCCAACTCTATCATCGCAAATTCTGGATTTTTCTCACAGGAAGTATACGTTTCAGGTCAACCAGTTCTCACAGAAGAAGATCCAATCTACATCGCAGGCTTTATTTCAACCGCACAACAACAAATTGGAGAAGTTTTACAATCTAATCAACAATTGTATAACTTAATTGCTCAAACGCCTTACGACATATATAAGGCCGTCATTGGTTCGGTTCCATCGGCAATTCAATCTTTAAACAAATCAATTTACAATTTAAATTACACAATTTATGAACTTATTCAAAACCTTTATGTAAATCTAAGCGAAATTGTAAGTAGAAATATTAATAACTTATATCATGGAATTGTCTCAATTGTAGATTTGTTATTATACAGTTTAACTTATATCTATTTGTCACAAGTCGCGTTAGCAAATACATTAAACAAATTGACAGTTTATATTTCCCCACCAGCAATTGCAGGCCTAAATCTGGACGTTGGCACGAAACCATCGCCTTTGTATAACGGCCAAATAAATGAAACTGTAAAAATAATTTTACAAAATCTAAGTAACTATATCGTTTATATTGGAAACAACCTTTACAACAATTTTCCGATTTTACCGAACAGCGAAATTGAAATAACTACATCGAATCCAAAAAATATTTACGCTTGGGCAACTGGGCCATGTCAAATCTACGCACTGTTCGAATATATACACTAAAAAGCTTTTTTATGTAATCTTCTTTTATTAGCGTATGAATTATGTAGAATATTTTTCAAATCTCAAATGCCAATATTTTCATGAATATCAATATTCATATTCCAAATTAAATGTGAAGGACAAAACGATAACGATAATTGGAAACGATTGTGGTTCTTCAGCTTTGTATTTCTTGATAAGAAATGCCAAATACATAATTGGATATGAAAAAGACGAAAATCTAAATAAATTGTTTAAAGAAAAAGTTTGCAAAGATTTCAATATTTGTGACAAAGTAGAAGTTCATGGTGAATGGAAAGGTGACGAATATCCAAATACCAATATTTTTATAATTGATTGCGAAGGTTGTGAAGAAAAACTAGACGTTTCCAAGCTAGAAAAATATGAGCAATATTGTATTGCGATTCACGATTGGACAAAAAATCGTGTTGAATTGATGCGAAAGCTTTACGGCTTAACTTTCACATATATCTCAGATGACGGTAGAGAAATTGTACTTTGCAAAATAAGGTGAGAAAAAATGCTAATTTATACTTTTGTTGGTTATTGTCAACATCTAGATGAATTGGATTTTGACTACGTAATTATAGACAAATATTTCAATAATTGTAGTCCTGAACAACTAGAAAAATATAAAGACAAAATAATTTGGAATGAAACAAATGAGCAAGATTTGAGACTTAGAATTAAAAAACAACTATTGAAAATTATTGAACATATGGAAACTACTAAAGATGAATATTTAGCAATAATTGATAGCGATTTAATAATTCCAAACTTAAGAAATATGAATATTGGAGTTGGACTTTTCTCACCGTGTTATTATGCGTTACATAAGGGCAAAGGCTATATAGCTCCATGGTGTTTTGGTACAAATTTTATTTTTAATCGTATTTGGTTGCCGTATTTGAAAGCTGTAATATCAAGCTATGATAATCCAGGAGAACCAATTGACGGTTACATTCATTTCCACATGCCAATATCTCATATTCTTATACCTGGCACACGACATTTTATCAAAGTTGAAGGCGGTGAAATTGAAAAATCAATAACTGAAAATAACTTAACTGAAACAATTCATCATAACTTCATACCGGTGAGGGTTTGGAAATGACAATAATTTACTACGTTTATCCTCAACATCATGATGTTAGTTTTAAGTTTGTAGCTTTGGAACACATAAAAGCTTTAAAATCAAAATATATCGTATATGAAATTCCATCATTGAATTTCTACATGTTTACTCCAATGAAATCGCCAGTCTCAATTATTCATCCATTTTGGTATAGTATGTGGAGATGGAGGGAAGAAGAATTTTCATTCTTTGAAATGTATCGTAGAAAATGTAAATATATTATAGGCGTAGAAGTTGCAGACACAGATAAAATTGCAGAAAAATATGTAAATTATGCAAACAATTATAGTGATGCTTTTATCGGGAATTCGGATTGGACAATTAATGTATTTAAAAATTCAGGTATAAAAATTCCAGTTTATAAAATTCCACATAATTTTAATTCAAGATTATTAGCAAAAGATGAAGAATTAAAAATTGATCAACAAATTCTAGAAATTGAAAAATTGAAAAAAGAGAAGAAAATAAAGCTAATAATGATATCACTTTGGCATAGCGATTATAGAAAAGGCGCTGACATATTTCATGAAGTTGCTAGAGAAGTTCAAAAAGAAAGAAATGACGTATATTTTCTAGTAAAAAGTGGTGCGCCTAGAGTAGATTTTCAAGACCTTAGAATGATAAATATTAGCGGCGTAGTACCGTTTGATGATATGGTGAAAATGTATAGAATTAGTGATTTGTATTTTCTACCTAGCAGAGGCGGAAGCTTTGAGTTGAATGGCCTTGAGGCCTTCATTTCAGGTATACCGACAGTTGCAACGAAAGAAGGAGCATGGGCTGAATATTTTCCACCTTCTCTACAAGATTTACTAATTGACGTAGAGAAAAGGCCTAAAATTTTCCAGGACAACGATATACATATTGGAAATGGAGTTGAGATGAATAAAGAAAAAGCTATAGAGAAAATTCTAGATGTTTTAGATAATATAGATGAATATAAAGAGAAAGTGAGAGAAAACAAGAGATTTTGGTTAGAAAATTATAGTTTTGACGCTATGAAAAAAACAATATTAAAAATAATGGAGAAATACGAAAAATAAAAAAAATTTTTAACTTACACTTTTTACAGAGAAATAAAATACAATCTCTTTTTCGTAATTTTCATATTCCCATGATAATGTTATTGTAAAAAGTATTAGTGTTTCATTATAAACTTTTATTAACAATTCTGTATTGTCGATTATAAATACATCAAATTGTAGTGGATATTGGAAATTAGGAATTCTTCGTTTTAAAAATTCGTTAATTGCTCCTCTTAAATAAGTAAAAACATTACTTGAATTAGGCACTTTTTGTAGAACAATTTTTTCAATTTTATCTTCTTCTTCGTACATGTCAATCAAAAAAGCATTATCTTGAATACATATTTAAAGATTTATTTGCTTATCATTGCTTTTGAGCTTGTTGAGATGTAGAATTTGTATCTACTTTTTTCTTTGCAAGACCGTTTACGTCATTAAGTATACTCATGTTAATAATAGCATTAATTCCGGTCTCAGTTGTTGCCGTTATTGCATTTATCGCTGATTGAGCAGTAGCGTTTATTGCGTCAACTGCAGTAACCATCTCTGACTTGAGAAGATAATTTAGAATTACGTCGGCACCGACACCGAGAGCAGTTAGACCAGCGATTATATACAAAATAGTAGTTAAATCTATCGCCATTTCTCTTCAAATAAAAATATACACAAAAAATATTAATATTTTACGAAAGAAAGAAATAAAAAAAGAAAAAAAGATACAATATTTAAAATTTATAAATGAGAAAAGAGCATTAAAACTTTTAAGTGCTAAGTTTTATTTTAAAACAAAAAAGAGTAGAAGAAAAAAATATATAACTTATCTTAACTTATCATAATTTAATTCATAATTTAATTTTCTCTATTTTAGCAACCGGAACAGTCTCTTTTTCTAATTCTCCTTTTACTAACGTTTCGATTGCTTTTCTGATTGCTTCTGATCTACTTAAACGATACTTTATTGCGTAACTATCTAATAGTTCCAATAAGTCTTCTTCTACCTTAAATGTAACAACTCTCATTTTTTGTCTACCTCCTTAACCTGCCATCATCCATTCGCTCACCAAATCAATCAACTCTGGAAATATATTAGTTATTTCACTGTCAGTTGATAGTATTACTGTACCCGGTGCAATCCATAAATCTACTACAACCGCTATAAATACATTGAACTCACTCTCGTTGATATTGGCAATATCTTCAGGCTTTGATAGTCTTTTTGATAACGAAAAGATTAATAAAACGTCAGTCGGCTGAAGTTTATACTCTGTTCTATTAGTAACAATATTATAATTTAATAGTCTTGTGAGTAACTGAGCTGTAGACTCATGTCCAATATAACTTTCAACTTTGATATTTTTCTTTTTTGCTAGCTCAATTATTTCTCTGGCCTTGTCAAAGTTAATTTTTACAAATCTAATATTAACCTTGTCATCTGTTATCATATTTATTGAAAACGAATTTACTAGTATAACTCTTACCATGTTATTCACCTTCCCTCTATTATATGTATTATCATTCTCATATTTAAATCTTTCTATCTTGATCACCAACAGAATCTCTTTCAATCTCTCAAACGATTTTTTTCAAATAATGACTCAAATAGAAGATAATAGAAGATAAAAAATGAGAAAGATAAGATAAAATAAGAGAAAGATAATAGAGAAACAAAAAAATAAACTAACTTTTAAGGCCAACAATCTTCTAAATACTTGATTATCTTTTGAATTTTCACACCTAAAATTTCCGAAATTTGTTGTAAACTATATCCTTGCGCTACTAGTTCACGAACCAAATTTCTTTCATCGTCCTTATTGTGAATAAAATACCTTGACCCACCAATTTGAACTATTTTCACCATTTTTCTTTCCCCAATTATCTATTCTGTCAAACAAATATTTAAATCTTTCTATCTTTACTCTCGTCACTCAACTACGCAACTTTTTATAAATATTAAAAATTGTGCACATTATTTATTGTCAACTTTTTTCTAAAGTGAATAAATTGAATATCGGTTAGACTGAAAGTAAAAAAATTGAATATCGGTTAGGCCGAAAGTAAAAAATTGTTTGTGAACGGTAAAAAAGCGTAAAAAACTCTATCAATATATAATATAATATATAATATTATATCTTATAATATAGCTATATTTTACTATATTATAATCTACTAATATATACTTACATTTTTTTATAAAAAAGCAAGCATACTGTCCACTAACTATTATACATTGTGGCTTGCGAGCATTTAAACTTTTCTTTCTAAACTTCCAATTTTTTTCGCCAAAACTGCAAACAACTAAGACTTTTTTTCATGGTTGCTGCAACATTTTGAATTTTAAATTTCAAACCGCTGAAACAAACCACTCTATATTATAGTCTATTTATTATATTCCAACGCCATTTTTGCCGTGAAAAAAACAAAAAATCTCTCACAAAAGTGAGACAAATCCAACTAATATAAAATCTTTTAATATTGTATATTTTAAATTTATAGAGATTGATAAATATTTGGAAACTACAAATTTAGGAATAATTCTACATTTTCAATTTTTAATTGAACAGATTTATCATTTTCAAAATTAGGAATTTCCAAACTTACAATTTTATTAACTTCTAGTATTTTTATTTGGAAATGTACAAATAATTGGAAATTAGGAACTTTCAATTATTTAACTTTGTTGCATTTTTTTCGCAAAATGACAGATTAATTGGAATTTAGGAAGTTAGGAACTTAGGAATTTCCTAATTTAGGAACTTAGGAATTTCCTAATTTAGGAATTTAGGAAATTAGGAATTTAGGAACTTAGGAATTTAGGAAATTAGGAACTTAGGAAATTAGGAATTTAGGAATTTAGGAATTT